TTTAAAGATTTTTGTGATTTTTTAAGAACCACTACTTATAGCCTCCGCCTTTTGCTTTATACTTTTTTGCTAACATTTGCGCTTTACGAGCAGACCATTGTCCAGCTCTACCACCTTTAGTACCAGCTTTTATAGATTCAAACAATCTTTTACGCATAGTTGGTTTTGTATAGTTTCCTGCTTTATTAACAGTACTTTTTTTAGCTCTAGCCATATAAACTCCTTACCATTTTTCTTTGTCAGCCCAATATGCTGCAGACATTTTGCCTTTAGCGATGTTTTTTGCATGTCTTGCTTTGAATGACTTGCGTCTATTTTTTTGTTTCTGTGATTCGCCTTTTTTAGGCTTACCTGCTGTCTTTACTCCTTGCTGACCAAATCGTATTGTTTTAACTTTATCACCTTCTTTTGCTACAACAATATGTGATTTTTTTGGATGTCCAGGAGTACGCTTAGGCTTGTTATAGCCTGATACTCCAGCACGTCTTAATCTTGCATCTTTTTTTTGCATTAACGATTTCTCATCTTTGATAATACAGCCTTACCATATTTTGCATGTGTCTTGCCAGATTTTGTAGCTTTACGCTTCTTTCTGTTTTCAGAAGCTTTTTGTGCTGGTGTAAGACTTTCTCTTACAGACTTAGGTAAATATCTACCACGTTCTGATTTAGGTTTACGTCTATCTTTTGCACTGACATAATCCCAATCTTCACCAGTCCATTTATTTAAAGATTTTTGTGATTTTTTAAGAGCCATTACTGTATGCGTGAACTACGCTCTCTTGCATCATTTTGACGCAATGCTTTGAAATCAGCTCCTGTAATTTTGTTGAAAGGTGCTGCAGCTTTTGCAATCTTTTTTTGTTTCTTTGAAAGTTTCACGATGTGTACCCTCCTCCTTTTTCTTTATATCTTTTTGCAAGCATCTGTGCTTTTCTAGCACTCCAAACACCTGCAGGGCCACCTTTTGAGCCAGCCTTGATTGATTGAAATAAACGCTTTCTCATTCCAGGCTTTGTATAATTACCAGCCTCATTTACTTTAGACTTTACCTTGCCACCTTTTTTATAGCTAGGGTTTCTTCTGTCTTTTGCGTTTTTACTTATCATTGTTTTTCTCCAAATCTTCTAGCAGTTCTATCTTGCCAAGTATCTTTAACATTTCTTTACTGATGCCACCAAGCTTTAACTCTAATTCTTTTTTTTGTTCATTCAATGCATTGTATGCCTGAACTTCTTCTTGCAGTCTATCTTTTATCATATTCGTGGCACAGCTAGTGCTCTAACGCCAGATTTACGTAATGGATACTTATGGACTCCAGATTCAAACATTCTTCTGTAATATGATGCTCTTTCAATGTCTCCTGCATCTTCAAATAATCTTGCTTTTACATAACAAAGAACCATGGGGTGTAAGCCACTATCTAATCCTGATGCTGTTTTTAAATCAACAGGTAATTGTGACCCATCTATTTGTGATGTTATTGCTGTATATTTTGCACGATAAGTATATCTTAATCCATTATCAACAAATAAAGATGTAAATTGGACTGAGTTGTCAGAAGCTCCTTCATCAGAAGTACTGTTTGTCGCAGAAATTGTAAATGTATTTGTGTCTTTTGCTGTAACTGCATGATTGCCATCATAAGTAGTTGTTCCTGTAATAGATATTCTATCTCCAACAGCAAGTCCATGTGAGGCCGATGTAAAAACAACAGTAGAACCAGCTCCAGTACTAGAGGCTGTTATACTTCCATTTAAATCACCAGTTCCTTGGAATGTGTCATACAACTCTCTTGATGTAGTTGTGTCTGATGTAGTTGTTTTTGATAAAATACCAAGCCTTGAATCGTCATTGTACCATGCATAATAATCATTTGGAAAGTTTCTATTGGCCATATATTCTCCTATACAAGTGAGTCATCTGCCTCATCAGTATCACCTCTTAATAATTTGTGTGGGTCTGCAAGTTTTGGTATCATTACGTATCTACCATCTGTATCTTTAACTTCAACACGTGTAATATCAATTACATCATCATCTAATGTATACCATCTTTGCTTTACTTTTAAATCAACTATTTTTTCTTTTGTGTTGTGTTGTTTTTCTGCAGCTATCGCATCTAATGCATCATTAATTAATTGAAACATATATTGTTCTGGCTGTCTTCCAAACATTTTTTCTGCTTGTTCAATAATATTTTTAACTGTCATTATTTAGCTCCTTGTGAAGCAATTACTCCAGAAAGTTGTAATCCTTGCGTATAATCTTGTTTTAAATTTTGTATTAATGGTAGATATAGTTCTGGGTCTTCTTCAAGTATTGCTTGTGCCTCTAATGCTTTTATTGCAGCATATAAAACTACAAGATATTCTAATTCATCAGGAAAATTTGGAATACCAGATGCTCCATCTCCATGAGCTATTGTAGGATAACCTACATGATATACAATTGCTGTTTGATTTGCTGTAGGTGTTGGTATAACATTTAGTATTGCAGCATCTCCAGAGCTTAAAATCCAATATACAGGGTCTGTTTCGCTTGCTTTATAAATACTATTATCATCATTTGACAACTCTCCATACATTGATGATACTTCTCTACATGGAATCCTGCTTCCTCCAGTATCAGCAGAAAGTCTATTTACGTACAAAATTTCTCCCACTCCATCCATATCCATGGTTGTAGCAGAATTATTTAATGTGGTTTCTGTAGTGCATTTTTTCTTTAAATCTCTGGGCATCATGTTGATTATTTCACGAGCACCAGAAGTCAACCAATCACTTAACGCATCATTGTCTGTAGTGCTAAATCCTGTTAACGCATCAACTTGATTAGAAAATGTTTCCACTAGCCATTTCTCCTGTCAGCTATATCTTGAGCCATTGTCTTTGATGAAAACTCTATCTTGGTTTGATTACTCCAAGTAGTTCTCATATTGACATGGTCTTTTGTATTATTTAATCTAACAGGAGCGTGCTTAACTTCAACAACTTTTCCTTTATTATTATCGTATACGAATATTGGCATTACTTCTTTTTCTTTCCGTATACCATTCCGCCACCGCCCATTTTTTTCTTACCATGGACTTTACCACCATGAGGCATCTTCTTTTTACCATAATGTATTTTTCCACCGCCCATCATTTTATCCATCTCTACTTTGCCACCTTTCTTGTAAGACATTCCGCCTTGCATCATTGGTGACATCATTGGGCTGTGAACCATTCCACCATGTAAATATTCTTTGACCATTCCGCCCATTTCCATTTCATCCAACTCAACCTTGCCGCCAGATTGCATGGAATATTGCTGTGCTTGAGCCATTCCTTCTTTTGTGCTAGGAAACTTCATTCCCCCTGCGTTTCTATTTTTCTTTACGTTTGGCATTTTTTCCTCCTCTTTGTCGTGCATCCTGCACTGGTAATTTACCAAATTTGTTAATATATTCCAAAGCAGCCTCCGTCTGTGGATTGACTGAACTTTTTCTGATTACATATTCTCCACCTTCAACCTCAATAGGCACTCCACCTTGAGCATGTGAAGGTCCACTAATGTAACCACCTTGTTGTTTTTTTGTATGAGTATAACCTTGTTTTCCATATGCTATATGTTTTTCATAGGTATCAGCTTTTACAGTTTTACCATCTTTATACATCATATGCGGTTTAAAATTTTTCTTAGCCATTTATACTATCTCCTATAAATCCTGGGTTCCATTCTTCTTCTTGTAATTGCACTAATATTTCAGAGTATGTATAAGATGTTAATCCATCAAAACAAACATTAGTAGGGTCATCTGTATAAATTAAAATATTATCATTACTACTTTTTCTTGCATTTGCTAAGCTAGATAGTTTTGAATTTAAGAACTGCTCTCCAGTAATGTTATCTTTATGTATTATGTAATATGTATAACTAGATTTAGGCATTTAACCTCCCATTAGATTTATTAAATACATTTTGTTTTTTCAAATCATCAAGGTCTATATTTTCTGTATTCAATGCATTGCTAGAAAATCTTTTCAAAACAACATTATCTATTTGAGCACTAGCACTTCCTTGGCCTCCTGTGATAAGAGATACAAAAGATACTCTATCAGAAGCATTTATAGACCTAACAATAAAAGAAACAGCACCATTATCACTGCTGCTAGAGCTATGTGACACTAATCCAACTTGAGTGGTGCTATCAAGAGTACCGTCTCCATAATATACTTGAACAGTAGCACCAGTACCAGTTGTCAAAGCTCCAGTAAAATCAAATGTTAACTGATATAACCCTCCAACTACTGTATTTCCTGTTTGTGCATTTAAAACACTTAAATTTAAAGTCGATTTACATGCACCGCTTTCTACCGCCCATTTGCCTGTTCCAGTTTGATTCGTTACTGTCCATTGACTACTATCTAAGGCAGATGAAAAATCTCCATTTTCTATAACATTTCCAGTTGGATTTCTAAAATTATTAATATCATCTGGATAATTATTTGTATTAAGACATTGCGGAACATCGTTAAAAAGAGCAGGTAGTGAGTTAGTAACATCTCCTTTAGTGTCTCCATAAGTCCACATATTACCTAATCTTCCTTTTATATTTGAAGATACTGCATACGTCCTGTTAGATATAGATTCATTATATAATGCTGTAATTTCATCAGCAGTAAATGCTTTTCTATACCATCTAGTGTCTGCAACGCCAAAACCATTTGCTGTAAAAACATCTGAACCTTGTATATTAATTTTACCATATTGCAAAGCTAAATCTAAAGTTGCATCATTTGTAGTCATAGTATTTGATACTGAGCCTGGAATTGCAGAACCATTTAGATATGCTGTTGTAATGTCACTTCTATCGCATACAAATGCTATATGAATCCATTGATTTGATAAATCAGTCTGGTCACTAGAAGTAGTAAAATGTTGAATAACGGTGCTACTTCCTTTAACAACTACTAAATATGCTATATAAGCTGCTGCCTGAGGAGGAAAAAAAACTGCAGCTTGCCTGCCAAAACCAATGTACATATAATTATTAAGATTCCCCTCACTTTTAGTTAATCCATAATGAAATACACTACCAGCATGTATGTTAGACGGACATTTAATCCATTCTGCAACAGTAAAATCCCCTGTGCCTATTCTGAATGTATTTGGCCCAGTTATAAATTCATCCGTACCGTTAAAATTTACATAAGACTTACCATTTGCAACTGACGTAGGAATTATAGTATTTGGTGGATTAATAGTATCACTATTATCATCATCAATTTTTACTGGATTTGGACGCAATGCTCCTGTAATAAGAGGTTTTACTTTCATTTTAGTCCTTTACTATGCCAAATTTTAATGTCATACCTGCACTTGTTATAGCAGCAGCTGCATTAGATATACCAAAAGCAAACAAACTTGTACTTCCTGCAGCAGCCTTTGCTATCATTCCTATTGAAAGTAATGACGAAACTGTATCTCCTGACCCTATCGCTGTACCATCAGGCATTGGAATTATTCCCTGAACAGCACTTATAACACTAGGACTTAGATTACCCATAGAGGCATCAGGAGTACCCCCTGAAAGATTAGAGTCAAGAATAACTACAGTATGACTTATATCTGCACTTGCTAAATGTGTTGCTGTAATAGATTGAATAATACATGAACCTCCAGGAACTGCAACTGCATTAGGTATTTCAAATGTATCATATAAACACTTACCACTTGCATCTGCTACTGCTGATGCAGGCGTTACTGTGATATAATCAACATCCATTTTGTTGAGTTTTTCTTTAACTGTAAATTTTTGTAAATCTGTTATTGCCATTTTATCCTCCCTGCCCTAAGCACTGGCTGTGCATGAATGAGCTAGTTATTGTTATTTAAAATTTTTAGTAGATTTGGAGTGAGCCCTTTATACGACCCACTCCATAGTTCTACAAGACTATTAAACCTTATTGTTTTGGTTTATGATATAGTTATATGAGCAACATCATGTGCTGTAGCTCTTGCTAGGTAATTTGTACCATCGCAAAAAATCTCAACACAATCACCAAGTTGTGCACCGCTTATAAATACTATTTCATCAACTGCTGTTGAATTTGTAGAACTACCTGTTCCACCATCACCACCAGAAGTATATCCAACTATAGTATCTTCAGCTGTATTATTAGCTATTGTTACTGCATTTGCACCAACAGTAGTTAATAAAAATTTAACATTCCAACCTGGACTTACATCTTTCACTAAAGGAAGAGTAATCTCATAAACACTTGCTTGATTGATTCCAAAAACCTTACCAGAATCTTTAGAATCTAGTGTTCTAGCTCCTGAAATAACATCAAACTTAGCATCGATACCTGTTTCAAAGGCACTGCTATTATTATTTAAATAATCAGCTCTCATATTATACGCCCTCCAAGTGTAGTAGTGCGTGAGTTTCAGGAAGAGATACTTCAAGACCAGCCTCAGTTAAGATTAGGTCTTTTCTTAAATCTTCATCCGCTTGCTGCACATTTGTTGTAATTGATGTGTCTCGGTTGTAACCATTTCCAACTAGTGGTCTGTAAGCTACATGGTCTAAGTCAACTA